TTGGCGCTTGGGATTGTGGCGTCGGCAATCAGTGTTGTCGCATTACCAACCAAGTCCACGACAGTGATTTTCTTGGTCTCACTGGCACTGATGTCCGCAATCGGCAGCAGATCTCCACTGGCCAGATTGGCTCCAGCTAAGGCTGGTAGCTCGGTAATTCTGAGATCTGCCAACGTTACCTCCGCTAATCGGGCATTGCCTATGCGTCAGTCTAGCCTTTTTAGTCGACTGCTTCCTGTAGCAAACTAGCGGTTGCATCCTGCTCCAAACGGATATCGTCGTAGTTCTGCTGCAGAATTTTATTCAGTGCAGTTGTTTTAGTTTGTAGGCGAATAGGACCAGTGGTCACAAAATCGGCTCTAATCTCAACAGCATCTGTAGGCGTAAAATTAACGCCTGCTTGGGATATAACAGCATCAAACTCATACCAAATTTCATCATCTAGTGCTGTTTGACCACCTTCAGTTATGCCTGTTGTTTTAAGATATAAACGTGCTCCAAATTCTGAACCGGCTTCTGTACGAGTGGCTAATTGGAGAATGTAATGAGCATTTTCTGAAGTGTTACCGTTTTGATAGGCCGGTAGATATTCCCAGAACGCACGAAGACTTCCACTACCAGTAATCAAACTGGAGTACTGACTACGAAATTCTTCGCCGAGTGCTGTTGTATCTACAGTTTCACGATTTGTATTAAGTTCAAAAGATGTGCATTGCGCCAAAATGTGCGGAACACTGTTGACAATAGTAACCTCAATAGGAATATCTACTGTAATAGTTTCAAGACTAATCGCAGAAGCACTTTCACCTCTTATGGCATTATCAAATGTGCTGTAAAGCCTGATGCCACCTAGTTCATCAACGTTTATGTACCAGCTGCCTGATGTTTGTTTTTGTCCTACAAGCCAGCCACTTGTAGCTACAAATTCTAGTAAAGCGCCATTTGTACTGGCAATTTGAATTTGATCACCGCTGTTCAAAAAGCCTGGATCAAAATCAAAACTGAATCGTTTGCGTATCGCATTAACATCACCTGGATTTACCAGGGACACCTTGGTGCTTTCTAGCGTTTTGCGCTTTAGTTCTATTTGACCGTAACTACCAAAATATACACTCATTAGATTGTCACCTCGGAAGGTGCTCCAGTGACTTGGAAATTGATGTTGGCAGTAACAATCTCTCCTACGCTTAACCCAAAACTTGCACTTGTAATATAGGCATTTACTTTTATATCTGAGTTTGTTGTGTCCGTAAGACGTAGAGTTAAAACAACTATGTCGGCTGTCGTTGCTCCACTGGTTTTAATTACTTTTTTGATTAGTGTAGATGCATCATTACGACCTTCATCGTCTTTGTAGTACAGAAGAGTGGCACTGCCGCTGTACCCTTGAATTCCAGGTGTATAAGAACGAAAATTGTCGCCAAGAGTAGTTGTCTCTAGGGTCTCTAGATCCCCTTGCACGCTCCAGTTGGTGACTTTCAGCTGGGTGGTGCCGCCAACTAGCAAACTGCCATCCCTGCCTGTGTAAATTTTTGCCATTACAGGACACCTATCAGTTGTACTTTAACGGTACTGATGCCAGGTCGCACAGCTGTTATATCAGGCGGGCTCTGGTATCGCCATGCGTTGCCACCTGTTACGTTGATACTACTACTCGATCCACTCCAGCCTGCCCGTACTGCACTAGGAACAGTAAATGTTTGATAACTGCCGCGCACTTCGTCATAGTGAGTCATAAATGATCCAGCGTCACTATCCGTAATATTCTCATAGGACAGTTCCATGGTCATGCCGGTGCGTTGGCTGCCGTACAAGATCCGCGTCTCGCTACCAGACTGGGATTTGAAGGTTTTTATGGGGTAGTCACCTGGGTTGAACGCCCGAGATGTTGGCTGGATTGTTGGAAAGGCCATTAGGCGTCCACCTCGAAACGATCTGCGTTGACCAGATCCTGTGCAATAAGACTAGAGAATGAACTGTCGCAAGGGAACTCTGATGCTGTGATTTGCACAGTGCTTTCGGAGTCCAAGGTCAACTGCTCCACCATGTACACATTCTGAGACACGGTTGCGTTCAATACGCTAAATAGGCCGCCGCGCATTTCTGTGTTTTGGACGATCTGACCACTGACGTTCATGGTGCCTTGCTGCACGTCTTCAAATCCAGTGCGGTAATAAAGCACTGAGTATTGACCGTCTGCAAAGGTGCTGGCGCTAGTGATCACGCCGGTTGAACTGATACTGCCATTTTGAACTGCGTTGTAGGGACTGGTTTCGGTGACAACACGGATGAAGTCCCCTGGTGCCAACGTAATGCCAAACGGTGTGGTCTGGAAACGGATCGTGTGGGTGATACGACGGCGGATAGACAGCAGGAATCGTGCCACCAAAAACGCATGGTCGCGGTTTGTGCAGTATTGAGTCAGGTCAAATGATTCCAGGATGTAGTTGTTTCCGCTTTCGCCTTTCCAGTTGACAGCAATGTTCCGCTCCTGGGGCAGTTGATTTTCGCGTTCTTCACGGAACCGCATGACAGCAGTGAAGTTTTTACGTTCCTCTGCTGGTAGGTACTCCAGTTCAAAACTGTCTTCAAGGATATTGCCAGATGTGAACAGCTGCTTGATGGTTAGCGGTTGTGTAGAAATGTTGCCGCCGCTATCAGTTGGGACAGCTGGTTGAAGGCTGAACTGACCGTCAGCAATAACAAAATTGCACAGCATGTAAGGTGCTGTCTCGCTGATGAACTGGCGAATATTTACTGCGTTTGTGATCGCACCATCGAAGAACAATTTGTTGGCTTTAAGAAACTTGGCTGTCTCGGCAAGGTCAGCTGTGTTGATCAGCGGTGCATAATCACGGCTCATGTTGAGTACCTTGCCTACGCCAGCTACTTGATCAGTCAGTAGGTGGTAGACCAGATCGCAAAATAGGTTGCTGGATTCGTTACTACCCGTTTCGTCGGGATGAAAATGCTTTACAGGAATGCCATCTTTTAGCCAGACACGCAGTTGATCCAAGGATGAAAAGTTGCGTGAAGCTTTTAGCGACAATCCAGCAAGGGTCATGTTGTCGTACTGAGGATCGCTATTGTTCGCTGTCATTTCATTGACATAAACAACGCTGTGCTCGGCTGAACTATTGTTTGATTTCTCAATCAGACTGCCGTAAAAACTAACATCGGCATACTGACTTTGTGGTTCGAACACACGTCCCGCATCATTGACAGACTGAACGATCGCTTTTGTAATACCTTCAATAATAAATGTTGCACCTACTGTTTGACCTGTGGCGTAAAAGGGGTTTCCGGCACTTACTGTGTATTCAACATCAAACGTTTTTCCAGTGAACCAATTGCTTGATGTGTTGTTTGGATCTGGCGAAACAGTAATAGATGGAGCCGAATACTTGTAATTAGATCTCGAATCGTTTGGATCGTAAATAACAGAAGATCTAAGTGTCAGCCTGATTTTAAGTGGTGCGCTGAAATAAGATTCACTGTGATTGATTACAAATTCCCTAACCGTACCGACTGAATAATTTCTGGCAGGCCCAAACATTTGTTCGTACCACGCCTGCGAACGGCCACCTACTTGCACCTTGGCATTTACGCCTGTAACGCGACGCTTTATTCCAATTTGCGTCAAGGTTGGGCTTGATGGTGGGGTTTTAAAAGGATTGCCTGAAGTAATGGTTTCTGTAACAATAAACTCACTTAAACTGTCCCAATTGTTAGAACTATTTATAACATTTTGCTCAACCTCGATCCAACTATATTGCTGCCCAGAAAAATGTCCAGAAGGTAGCGCAAATTTTTGCCACCTATATTTGACAACATACCAGCGTCCATCGCTTACGGTGTGTTTGTATTGAAATTCAGCAATCTGACCTTCTGTACGGGAATCTTGATCGGCTGGTTCAATGCCATCTGCTTTGCGTGCAATTTCCCATGACCAAGAACCAGCTCGTCCTTCAGTGTATGCATAACTCGGTTCTGTATAATATTCGATAAATTCTGTACTAGCCAGTGTTGTCGTTTTAGCATCTTCGTAATCGGGTAGTAAGTTTCTAATTCCAACTCCGCTTGGGTACTCACTAGAAACTACACGGGTTGCTACAGATGCCTTAGATTGAAACTCAGCATTGCGTTGAATATCTAGTTTTGTTACAACATTGCCAACAGTAGAGATAACAAATGTTCCATAGGCAGTGCTGACATTAGTACTAAGCAGAGAAGCTGCTCCAGCGTTACCAATAGACGCTCCAGTAAACAAGTGCCAGAAAGTTGTTGTGTCTGTAAGATTTCTACCTATATCGCAACCGTTTACTGGCACGAACTGATATTCATATTGACGCTTTTGTGGATGGCGAATGCGAATGTAGTTGTATTGATCAACGGGTTGATTGCCGATTACGCAGAACAACTGGTTGATTGGTTGCCACGCAAAGGGCTGCCCGGAATTATCTAATCCAGCTGGACGCAAATAAATTGTAAATGCTGATGCACGCCTTGTATATGCATTGATAGAACCAGCTGTTATTGCAACTTTTTTATCTTCCAGATTTAGCAGTTCAGTTGGCGTCGGAATACTTTGAAAGTTGCAAATACTATTAAGTCGTTGATATACCTGGCTACGTAAACCTACTTCTGTAACCTCACAAGCTCGTGTATTTCTTATCGTTGCTTTGTCAACACGCATCAACGGGTAAAAAGCTGTACCCGGAGTGTTGTTGTTCGAGCCAGTTGTATCGTATATATAATTTGCTGTTAGCATATAATTTGACACAATGCCGATTGACTTGGCAGCGGATTGATCGACGTCAATGCACTTAAGATCTACTATCTGATCCTGGTTATCTTCTGGTCGCCATATTGCAATACTGCGGCCTGATACCTGCCATGTTGTACGGCCAATCATAAATGTTTCACCTATTTGTAGTGCGTCGTCGGCGGCAATGCGTTCTTCGTTTAGATAGGTATTGATATCATCAACCGAAACCTTGCGATTGGCACTGTTATAAATATCAACTGGAATTTGAACTTTGGATATTTTAAATTGAATTGTGTCGCCTTTATTTACACTGCGTATTTCGTATCCAGTGGAATCTGATACACCACTGCCGTTTAGTGAAATTATGCCCATTCGACGGCTGTAATTACGCCCCACGCCTGCCTGACCTAATGCACGAATGCCGCCACCCGTTTTTGCATTACCGTTATCGTCACCAGAAATTTTAATGCGTTGGTAAGCAAGATTTTGCTCTGGATCATCAGGACCATCAATTTGAAGAATACTTATAACTTGCCAGTTGACGCGATAACCAGTTGCATTTGCAATTGGTGCATAGCAACCAAATTGAGCATTGTTGCTAAGGCTATGCGCTGAACTAAATCCATGGTCATTATTACTTGTTGCAGTTGGACACGAAAAAATATCATCGTCGGATTCTGGATCACCGGTGACTAAGGATCCACGGGTTCCATATAACAAGTTTGTAGCTTTTACTCTTGAAAATCCAGATATTGTTGTATTTCGTTTCCAATAAAAGGCAAATGATGATTCATACACTGAATCAAGCGCACCATTGCCTAGGAAAATTCCGTTAATTGTTGGTGGCAATATTCCATCTGGTGCCACTCCGTCGGCAACACCCTGTTCGCCCACGACAAATAGCAACTTGACACCTTGCTGTGTGCCATAACTGAACATCCGTGACCACACCAGTTTGGGACTGACGAGCATACCGCCAGATGTACCAGTCCACTTGCCAAAGATGATGGGGATTGGCTCGCCAAAATCTGCCAGTTCCGCTTGAGAGTCGAACCCGGATGTGGGACTGAAACGGGTGGTTCCAGTTATGTCGGCAAGTTTTCGTTGTTGCGTTGAATTTGATTTTGGTTTGGGTGTTAATAAATAACTGATGGCGCTAAGTGCTAGGCCAATTGCAAGGTTTACAAGTAAA